CTTCTCTCCAAGGGGACGACCTCGACCAGTTTCGAGCGTGGAAAGCCTCTCAGGGCTCCGCGCAACCGCAAGCGCCGGTCGTCCAGGTGGCGACCATTCCCCCTCCTGTCGCGCCTCCCCGTTCCCTTGCTTCCACTCCGGCTGCTGGATCACCCAAGCCTGGTGAGCAACCTGTGGGACCGGGCGTGGCGTTCGACGCTGTATTCAGGACCTAACCAATGGCCGAAGTCGCCCTCGCCTCTGCTTCTGAAAAGCAGGTCTGGCTCAAGAACTATTTCGCCGAATACGTCCGCGCCTCGGGCTTCAAGCCTTACATGGGCCGCTCGGACGGTTCGATCATCATCGCCAAATACGAGCTTCAGGAAGAAGCGGGCAAGACGATCAACATTCCGCTCGTCACCCGCCTGACCTCGGACGGCGTCACCGGCTCGACCACGCTGGACGGCAACGAAGAGGAACTGGGCAACTACAACTGCCCGATTTCCATCGACTGGCGCCGTAACGCCGTGCGCGTTCCCAAGTCCACCAGCTACAAGACGGAAATCGACCTGTTCGGCGCCGCCAAGACGATGCTTAAGCAGTGGGAAGCCGAAAAGCTGCGGAACGACATCATCACCGCGATGCTGTCGCTCGTCACCGACACGGCGGGCGCTACCGTCACCATGTCGGCTTCGACCGCTGCCAACCGCAACGCCTACAACGCCGCCAACTCTGACCGCCTGCTGTTCGGCAAGCTGAAGAGCAACTACTCGGCGACCTGGGCCACGGCGGTCGGCAACCTCGACACGACCGACGACAAGACCACCGTTGCCGCTCTGTCGCTGATGAAGCGCATCGCCAAGTCCGCTGACCCGCATATTCGCCCGTTCAACACCGAAGATGGCCGCGAGTATTACGTCGCCTTCCACGGCGCCCGGACGTTCCGCGATCTGAAGGCGGACACCACCATGACGCAGGCCAACCGTGAGGCCCGCGTCCGTGACGTCAATCAGAACCCGCTCTTCCAAGACGGCGACCTGATCTATGACGGCATCATCCACCGCGAGATTCCCGAAATCGACGACATCGCGTCGGGCGGGACCTACTCGATGGACGCCATCGGCGCCTCGACCTCGGACGTCCGTCCGGTGTTCCTGTGCGGTCAACAGGCCGTGGGCATCGCCTGGGGCCAAGAGCCGATGATGAAGACGGACCTGACGAAGGACTATGCCTTCCGTCCGGGCGTCGCCATCGAGGAACTGCTGGCCGTCAAGAAGCTGAACTTCAATGGCAAGCAGCACGGCCTTGTCACCGGCTTCTTCTGCGCCGCCGCCGATAGCTGATCGGTCGTCCCCTAACGGGCGGGCTTGACGGCTCGCCCATCCTTTCCTGACATCGGAGGCCATCATGGCTACTCTCACGGCCACCCGCGCGGCGGCTAACTTCCCGGTCGGCGGTTTCGCTGGCGCGGGCGTTCTCAACGTCGCTTACGGGACCTACACCCTCGCGGCCAACCCGACCGCTGCTGACATCCTGAAGGCTTGCCGCATCCCGGCGGGCGCTACGGTCATCGGCGGCTGGCTTCGCGGTGAAGACATCGACACGGGCACGGCGGCTCTGGATATCGACGTTGGCTGGGCCGCGAACGCGGGCACCGGCGTCGGCGCCACGGCTGACCCGGACGGCTTCGGCAACTTCGGCGTTCTCAACGGAACGGCGGTCACGAACTACCTTCCCGAAGGTGGTTTCCTGATCCCGCTTCACGGCACCCTGGCGACCGGCCCCAAGTCGTTCGACGCTGAGACCACGATCCAATGCGTGTTCAACGCCCCCGCCAACGCGGGCGGCACGGGCACTGTGTCGGTCGTCGTCTTCTACGTCTTCAACTAACATGAAGGTCCGGTTCATCGGCTCCGGCGAAGACGGCGAAGATGCTGTCTGCGTCACGTTCGGCCAATCGTTCCCCCTTGGGGAGTGGGTCGAAACCAGCAACGCCAAGCTCGCGGGAAACCCTGCGTTCGAGGTTGACGCCGACGGAGACGCTGAACCGGACCCAACTGTTGACGAGATGAAAGCCGAACTGGATCGGCGAGGGGTGAAATACCACCACAAGGCCGGTCCAGTGAAGCTGAAGGGCCTCATCAATGGCGACGTGTGAGGAACTGGTTAAAGGCGCGTTCCGGCGCGCTGGCGTCTCCCGTGATCTGGACGAAGTGCGCCCCCGTGAAATGGATCGCGGGCTCCAGGTGCTGCAAGACCTCTACCTTGAACTTGTCGCCGGGGGCGCGTTCGGGCGGTTCAATGACGTAGCTGTGGACGCGGACTACACCGCTCTTGAACAGGATCGCATCCTCGTAACCACGACGGACGCCGTCTCGATCACCATTCCCGAAACGATCGCCGACGACGCGACCGGAGACCTTCGCCCGCCGCTGGACGGGTCGCTTATCGCGGTGACGGACACCGCCTCGACGGATCGTCGGACCTACATTTACGACGGCGCCTATGCGGCATGGACGCTGGTTGAAGACCTGACCCTTTCGGGCTTCGCCCCGTTGAGCGTTCGCTATCGCTCCGGCATCGAAGCCAAGCTGGCCTGTCGTCTCGCCGAAGAGAACGGGATCGCCGTTTCCGCTGAACTGCGGAGACAGGAAGCGCAGGGGACCTTGGCCCTGCTTCATCGGTTCGATGCTCCCCGCGTCGAGACCTCGACCAACTACTTCTAGGAAACCCAAGCCATGCTGGTTAGCGCCATCATCAAGCAGGCCATGCGCGCTGCTGGTGTTCTCGATGCGGGCCATGAGCCCACGCCCCTGCAATCCGAAGCCGCTCTGGACGCCCTGAATGGCCTTCAGCGGTCCATGTTCGGGGTGGAGATTGGTCCCCGCCTGGACGCGGTGACGCTCTCCGCTTCGGCCACGGGTGTCTATGGCGGGTCCTATCAGTGCGCCATCACGGCGGATGCGAACCTGACCTTCCCGGCAAGCCCCCAGCCCGGCTGGCGCATCGGCTATACCGACGTGAAGTCCAACTTCGCGACCTACAGCCTCACGCTCAAGCCGAACACGCGCCTTATCTCCACGGCGGTCGGCACCTATGGCGCCTCTGATGTCGTGGTCGCCACGAACGGCGCGCAAGGCTCATACTTCTTCCGCGACGATGCGGGATGGACGCTGGAACAGGATTGGGCCCTGACCGACACGCCGTATTTCCCGGTCGCCTTCCACACGGCCCTTGCCGATCTGCTGGCGCTGGTCCTGCATCCTCAATACGCCAGCGAGCCCCCGTCCAACCTCGTCGCCAATGCCCAGCGTGGCCGTGACGTGTTCATGGAACGCTACAACCCCCGCGCCATGGCCGCTCGCGCCCGTAAATAATGCCCCTCGCTCCGCTTTCCACTCAGGCTTACGGTCGGTCAGGGCTTCCCAAGGCCCGGCTGGTCAACATGTATGTTGAGCGGACCCCCGAAGGCCCGACTGAGAGCGTGCGCCGTGGCAGGCCGGGGCTTGTCGCCTCGTCTACCATCGGGGCGGGTCCTATTCGGGGCGTGGTGACACACCAGGGCTTCCGCTACGTCCTGTCGGGAACGCGCATGTTCAAGGCAACGGCGGAGATTGGGATCGTTCCCGGCCTCTACCGCATCCGTCATGCTCAATCCGACACCCAACTGGTCGTCGTCGCTGACGGGGTTGTCTACCTGATCGGCGCGACCATCACGACGATTGCCATGCCTGACGCAGAGCTTGTGTCTGACGTAGCTTACGCCGGGGGCCGGTTTATCTACACGATGGCCGATACCGGGAAGTTTCGATACTCGGACATCGCCGACGCGGAGACCATCGGCGGGCTCAACTACGCGACGGCGGAAAGCAACCCGGACGCCATTGTCTCGGTGGAAACGCTGGGTCAGGACGTGCTGTTCTTCGGTCAGTCGTCAACCGAATGGTGGGGCAAAACGAGCGACATTGCGGCGCCCTTCCAGCCCTACACGGGTCGACGCTATGATGTCGGATCGGCAGCGCAGAACGCGGCGGCGCGAATTGATAACGGCCTGTTCTGGGTCGGAACGGCGCAACGGGACGGACGCACGGACCTGAAGGTCTATCGGACCTCCTCGGTTGCCGAAGTGATTTCGACCCCGGCTATTGATGCGTTCCTGGCCCAATGCGCGGACATATCGCTTGCAACGGCGATTGAGGTTCCGACCGAAGGCCGCAGCTTCTATGTGCTGAACATTCCGGGGGTGACGACGGTCGCCTTCGACGTTCGGGAAAAGACATGGTCGGAGTGGTCGTCCTACGGCGAGGACACATTCCGGGTTCAGGTGGCTGACGCCGGGACTTATGGCGACTTTGACACCAACCAGCTCTGGACCGTTGACCCTGACGTGACGATGGACGGGACAGACCAGATGGTCCGTATCTGTTCGGCCTATGTCCCGACGATTGCCCGCCAGCGTATGAGTAGCCTGCACCTATACGGGGCGCGGGGTGAGGGCGCGGTGGGCACGACGCCGGTTGTGGAAATGCGCTACACCGACACCGACGATGCGGGCTGGGGCGAGTGGGTTTCTACGTCTCTGGGCGCTGCTGGTGAGCATCCGAAAGCCCGCTGGTTCCAGCTTGGCATGATGCAGCCTCCGGGCCGGATTATCGAGTTCCGCTGTTCGGACGACGTGCTGTTTGCACCGTTCGGCCTAGCCGTGAATGAAATGCGATGACCCCGCAACTCCCCCCGTGGTCTGAGCCGATGTTTGACGACCAGGGCCGCATGACGGTGCTGTGGAGAGCGTTCTTCGAAGCGGCTGTGGCTCAACTACAGGACCACGAAGACCGGATACAGGTGCTGGAGCCTTGATCCGCATTGAGCGTTCGCCGGAGTTCTGGCGAGAGGTCATGGATCATCCCGCCGTCTGTCACGTCAAGATGGGCTTCCCCGTCGAGATTGAGGCGATGGTGGAGCATGAGAGCGTGACCCCGCTTGCCAATGACCATGGCGGATTTCTGTTCTGTCGCCTCGACGGGCTTGGCCGAGTGTTTGAACTGCACACGATGTTCAAGCCGGAAGGGCGGGGCAGGGGCCTCACCACGGCGGCAAAGGAAGCCTTTGCTCTGATGTTCGAGCGGGGCGCGCGGGTCATCACGACATACGAGGTTGAGGGCTGGACGGCCCCGCCGCTTTCGTTCGGCTGGCGTAGCGTGGGCGATTTCACCGACACGCAATTCGGCCCGGTTCGGACATGGGTTTTGACGCTGGAAGGTTGGGAAGCCTCTCCCGCGCATAGGAGACTGCACTAATGCCCGTTGTTGCCGCTGCTGTTATCGGGGCTGGGGCGTCTATCTATGGCGCCAGTCAGCAGTCCAAAGCCGCCAAGAAAGCCGCCGCGGCGTCGCAATACGCCACGGATCAGAGCATCCAGCTTCAGCGGGAGCAATACAACCAGACCCGCGCCGATCAGGAGCCGTGGAGGCTGGCGGGGACTAATGCTCTTGGCCAACTGTCTGACCCAAACGCAAACTTCTCTGCATCGCCCGACTATCAGTTTCGGATGCAACAGGGCCTTGAGGGCGTCACCCAAAACCGGGCCGTCAATGGCATGTTGCAATCCGGCTCCGCGCTGAAGGGCCTGAACGACTACGCGCAGAACACGGCTTCGAATGAGTTCGGCAACTGGTGGAACCGGCAATCGGGCCTCGCCGGGGTTGGCCAAGCGGCGAACAC